GAACTTCAGGCAATGGCCAACACTTTCTTTGCTCAAGGTACTGGCCAAGGGGTCTATGTTCTTGAGATTGGAACTGACGGCACACCTACACCAGCGGAAGGAATTGTTTCGCTGACCAATTACATTATAAATCTGGCCGGAACAGGATCCGGCACAGTAGATTACATGCCACGGTTCTATGCGTATCTTGTACCAAAGGGATGGGATACTGAATCAACATTCAAAGCACTGGTGAATAATTATTCATCGCCAACTTCACAGTTGTATTTTTACGTGACCACCACGTTAAGCACCTACACAGCATGGGAAGTTTTGGGTGCCAAGGGCGCGTTTTGCGTACTGCAATCGGAAAGCGCACCAACCACGGAGTTTGATGCGGCTGCATTCTTCCATGTGGCTTTGTCATATAGTCCAAATGCATCCAATTTGGTATCCCCAATGGCATGGTCATATTTGTACGGGGTCACCGCGTACACTCAGCTAAACGCAACCCAGCAGACTACTTTGCTGAATGCTGGTATGAACTGGGTTGGAACAGGTGCTGAAGGCGGCATTTCTAACCGGTTGGTTGTTGGCGGCCAGTTCATGGACGTAAACGTATCCAACCCGCAAGGCGGCAACCCGTTTAACTATTGGTATGCGGTCGATTGGCTGTCCATCAATTGCGAACTGTTTTTGTCTGCCGCAGTGATTAATGGATCCAACAATCCAACGGCACCGCTGTATTACAACCAAAATGGCATCAATCGGTTGAGGAATACAGCGCAAAGCGTGGTGGATAACGGCATCAGTTTTGGAATGATCTTGTCACCGGCAACAGTTGAGGCGGTTCCGTTCAGCACCTACGTTGAAGAGAATCCAAGTGACTACGCCATCGGTCATTACAATGGCCTGTCCTTAACTTTCGTACCGGCGCGTGGATTCCAAGAAATTACGATCTACCTGACCGCTTCCAACATTCCAGTTTGAGGTTTAACAAATGTCTAACCCATTAGTCAGACAAGGGACATTGAACCGGATCCGTGGCAGCGTAATCATTGCCACGTATCCACAGTTAAATGTCACCGCTCCGTATCTTGGCAAGGAGGGCATCAGCTTCCAGCTTGAAGGGGAGGCCGCCCAGTTGCTTGGAACCATGACCGGTGCTGTTACCAGTCCGGAACCATACCAGTATGCAACCATCACCATGCATTTGCTGAAAACCCAGAACCTTGCGGCTCTGTATCAGGCTCAAATGCTGCTAACCACCAATGTTAATGTTGTGGAAGTAATTCCGGACGTTGACGTTGGCCTGCTGAATACTGGGGGTCTGAATCCCTATATTTTGCAGAATGCAGTCATTTCAAGCGTTCAGGAAATGTCATTCAATGGTACAAATGCTGAAATGGTTGTCCGGATCCGTGGAACCGTTGCCCAGAACACAACCTTATATGTTTCAGGATAATGCATGAGAATCGACCAAAAGCTGAACTTTGTCTTTCCAATTGAAACCCCAAACAACGGGGTGGCATACGTCTATTCATTGCCCATTAGCAGAAATGTTTTTGAGCAGTTCTATGGAATGCTTGGGAAGGTATTTACTCAATGCTTTTATGACGAAGATCCAAAACATGTAGCGTTGACGGCACCACAAATTGCTTACCCTGCACTGAAGACCATTTCAGCGCAGGCTGGCAAATGGGAGGCGGTACAGGCCGGATTGATCAATGAAATCATCCGGCTGACTTCCGTCATGTACGTTGGCGAAAACGGTTGGGAAACTTTGCCAATGGATATTGCAAGCAAGCGCGGCATCTTTGACGAAGATTGCGAAGCGGAGGTTCTAAGTTCGCTGGTTTTTTTTACGTCAATTTCCAAGGTTGCACCGAAGCAGCTGGCTGGGACTTTCTTGGAAATGGCGGGTTCCCTGAGAAACTGGCACTTTACGTCCTTGGGATGTACGGAATACAGGAATTCTTTGCCGATGTTGACGGATCCACCAGATACGACAACGAATCAGTCACAGGTTATTTCCTGAACTATCTGGCAAGAAATGGTTTTGAACCATTGATGAAGGAGGCGGGTGGTAATTGGTCAGATGCGACTGAGTTTAGACAGCGGCATTTAATCAACGCAGCCAAGGCGCGTTCTATTTTTTGAGGTCTGCAATGCCGAAACAAGTCATTCAAATAGATGTTGAAGATCAATCATTCAAATCATTTGTTGAGGCGTTCAAAAAGTTTCAGCAGGCGTTAGGTGATGCGCAAAAAAAGCTGGATGATCTTGGCAAAAAATCTGAAGAAGCAGCCAAGAAAGGCCAAGCATCCTTTGAGAAATTCAGAAAGGAAATTGATGCATTAAACCGGTCATCCGTTTCCATGCTGACCCCATTGGCAAAAATGGGCAGCATCATGTTCGACATTGCCAAATCTGCTGCCAGCACCGCACTTAGCTTTGCCAAATGGCTGGCATTCGGCGCAATAGGGTCTGGGTTTGGTCTGGGTGCGCTGGCATCCAATGTTGTCAGCACGGGCGGTCAGGCGCGTTCCTTGGGTATAACTTCCGGCCAACTACGATCAGCAAAGGTTGCCTATGGAAAGTTTGATCTGGATGTGGAAGGTTTGCTGTCCAGAATCAATGAGGTCAAGCGGGATCCAAGCAGATGGAGTGCTTTTCAGGGACTGGGCATCAGCGATTTCAAGACCGCATCGCCCGTGGATATTTTGGCTGAAGTCCTGCAAAAGGGGAAAAACAAATCTGGCCAAATTTTGGCTAATCAGGGAATTTTAAGCCAAGTTTCGCCAATCATTTCGCAAGGGGAACTGCTAAACCTTCAAGGTCTAAACCAGAATGATCTGTCCCAAGCAACGAAGCAGCAAAAGTCACTGACCGGAAAATATGAAACATCAGATAGAGGCTGGCAGCAGTTTTATGGCGCATTGGAAGACGCTGGCCAAACAATTGAAACGTCATTGATAAAAAATCTGAGCGTGCTGACCCCAGCGTTGGGAGAAATGGCGCATGTTATTTCTGACGATATAAACAAATTTCTATCAAGTCCCAATTTTAAGCAAGGCATGAAAAATTTCAGTGACATGATTATGAAATTTGCCATGTGGATGGGATCTGAGGATTTTGAAAAAGATATTTATGCGTTTGCAAAAGGCGTAAAAGAAGCCACGCAAGCACTTTACGATGCAATTGTGTTTTTGAAGCATCCATTTCAAAACATGGGTGCTGCTGCTGGCAATTGGTTATACGATGTTACTCATGGGAATAAAAGTTTAACTGATACAAAATCAACATCAGATCTTTCTGCTATTTACAAAAAAACTTCCAAGGAAACTGGATTTCCTGAAATGGCAATAGGCTATGAGGCAACCGGTTTATTGGCTGAAGATGCAGACATGGATACGCTGTCATATAGATTGAATTCACAAATCAAAGCATTAAAAGCAATAATGCAGCAATTTGATCCAAAAGAATCTAGTCCTATATTGAAAGCATTGATTGCTTATGGGCAAAAAGATCCAAGCAAAGCAATTGCTGATCTTAAAGGGAAGGACGTTACCAAAACAGATTTATTTCGCAATTATCTGAAGGAACACAATGACGCGTGGAACGTCAATGGATTGCGGATTGTTGTTAATAACAACACCGGCTCAGATGCCAACTTGCAAATATCGGCGGCGGGGGCAACGCACTAGGTGCGTTGAAAATATATGGCTGATTTCAAATCGGGTTTTTCTTCATTTGTAAGGCAGTTCCAGCTTTCTCCAATCATTTTGATCAATGGAATCGCTCAAGGACTGCCGGACAATATCATGTCCATTTTGCAATTGACTGAAGGTGATCCAATGGTGGTTTATCCACACATTGATCAGTATTTTGCGCACTTCAAGGTTGTATCTGGTGGAACGCTGCAAGAGTGGACAACCGCTGAATATCCATTTGCCAGCATGGTCATGGCCGCCAATGCCGTGATACAGCAGCCGCTGAAAGTCAGCTTGATGATGTTATGCCCAGCTAAAGCCACAACTGAAACCAATCAGTACCAAAACAATTTGCTTGATAGGGCATCCAAAATGTCATCTATGAAGGCGCAGTTGGAAACTCATATTGCTTCCGGCGGCACTTTCGGCGTGAATACTCCATCCTATTACTACAACAATTGTTTGCTGACTTCATTGGTAGATGCTTCCGTACAATCTGAAAAACAGGTTCAATACATGTGGCAGTGGAATTTTACACAGCCGCTGATAACGCAAAGCCAAGCATCACAGGTGTACAACAACCTGTACAACAAAATGGCGCAACAGATTCCGATTCAGGATCCAGTGGAGAACTCAGGCGTAAACGTGGTTACGGATCTGCCGCCAGCGTTGCCGGTCAATCAGTACACGATCACGGGGCAATAAAGCATGGCAGTTATTATTCCATTCAACCCGTCACAAAACGCGGTATTTGAGTTCAGTCCTGTTTTGGATGGGGTTACCTATTCGGCAAGCACCACATGGAACATTTACAGCCAGCGTTATTACCTGAACATTTATACCGTCAACCAAGTGTTGATTTTTAGTCTTCCATTGATTGCTTCACCGGACAATGGAAATATCAATTTGGCGCAAGGGTATTTCGATACGTCAATTGTTTTCCGTGCCAGTTCAAATAATTTTGAGATTGGCCAATGAGATTTTATGCAATCGAAATTACGGATCCAAATACAGGAGTTGCAAGGCTCCGGTATAGCACGCTGAACGGCGATGGATCCAACAATCCGAAAGCATTGCGCGTTTACTTTGACATTCCGCAATTCAATGCAGCTTCACCGGCGGGGCTGGCAATGATCAGGCTTTATGGCGTGACATTCCAAGATCTAAGACAATCCAATTTGCTGGTTGATTTGAACATTGTTGTTTACGGCGGTATGGGTTATGGGCTGCCATTATCCAACCCAAAACAAGCTGGCGTATTGCTCAGAGGCACGATTTATCAAGCATATGGAAATTGGCAAGGCAATGAGATTACTTTGGATTTGGTGGTTGCGCCATATTTTGACGGCAATACGACACCTGTAAATCTGAGCTTCATTTGGAAACAGGGCGAAACGCTGGATTCAATGGTAAGGCGCACGTTAACGCAGGCATTCCCAGATCCTGCACCGATGTTTTATGGATCCTTTTCTGCTTCAGGTCTAAGTCCTGCATCAACATTGTCAGGAACCTATACGGATCTGAGGTCGTTTTCACAATATGTTGAAAAGGTAAGTCACGTTTTGAACCCTTCACCTACTTATGCGGGAGCGCAAATTGCGCCAGTGCCAAATGGATTTTGTTTAAGTGATTACACGGGGCAATCAGTGCCGGTTCAATTGTCTTTCACCGATTTCATTGGCAATGCGACATATCAAACCAACAGCACCATAAATTTCAAATTACAAATGCGTGGGGATTTGACGGTTGGACAAGTCATTACGATGCCGCCACTTTCCAACATTGCAAACACGCAAAACACGTTCACGCAATACAGGGACAACATTTCATTCCAGAATAATTTTGAAATTTTCAGAATCCGTCATCTTGGCGACAGCAGGCAATCCACGGCTGATAGTTGGGTAACGGTCATTGATGCATTCATCTTGGGGGCGCGGCAATGAGCATTGGACAGAAAAAGCCATTCAATGTTTCGTTGGAAAATTTTGCCAAAAGAAATGCCGTGGATTTACGAAATTCATGGGGGCAGGCTTTGCCATGCCATGTGGTGGCCAGATCCGGCGCGATTGTGACGGTGGCGTTTGATGTTGTGCCGCCAGAAGGGATCCAGCTGCCAACCGTTCAATGCCCCATTTTGGAAAGCCAGTACATTAAGCTACCGGTCAAAGTAGGAGATAGGGGCATTACAATTGCCGCTGACGCGGATATTGCACCGGCAGCTGGACTGGGTGGGGAGGCAGCTCCATTTTTGAGCAGGCCGCCAAATCTAAGTTCGCTGGTTTTTGTGCCAATTGGAAATTCCGGCTGGAGCAACCCAGATCCTACGGCATCCGTGGTTACGTCACAGGATGGCAGTTCCGTGGTCATCGTTGGAAATGGCAGCATCACCATGACCAAAGGCAGTTCTACAATCACGGTCACAGATTCAAGCATTACAATCCATGCCGATTCTGTAACCATTCAGG